CTAGTACATATAAAAAACTTTCTAATGACATAGCACCTAATATTTTAACACCACTAAATTCCCACTTAGCCCATGCTGTTTGCACTTTCTCACCTCTATCAAAAAAGTATTTGTAAACAAACATAGTATCAGCGTTAGTAGGTGCTACTGCTGTACCTGAAGTATAAGGTGCAGTTTGTGAATCTAATGTGTCAGAACACAGTATAGCTAAAGTATCTTCTGTTGTATTACTAATAATTTGATACGCATTTGTTGGTATAAGACTTTGTACTGATACGGTAATGTCTAAACCATCATTTGTTAATGTATCATCATCTGCATAATATTCTCTGATTGCAGTATTGTTATTTCTTGCTTGTGCAAAATATGCAAACTTACCTGCTGATACAGGCGTTACTTTATCATCATGTTCAAAACTTGATACTTCATCTAATTTAGCACTTGTAGGTGATATAGTATCTCCTGAACTATCTAGTTTATATTGTGCTGTATCAGAAAATAAAAGTAAAGACTCATTAAATCCTACAGAGTTTTTAAGTGTATTAACTTGCGTACCACTAGCCGCAATATCAATAGGGTCAGTATCTAAAACTTGTGTTGTTGTAGTTGCAAAGTAATTAAAGAAACTAGCATTTTCTGTAAACACTAAGTTTTCACCAGATAATATACCTAATCTGTTTTTGTAAAATGTTAAATTATTAATTTTCTTTCCAACAAAACTTGGGTCAGCATTTGTGTCACTATCTCCACAAACTCTGTCTGTCCAATTTAATTCTTGAAATGTAAATGTACCATTATTGTTATTAATCAATGCGTGTGGCATTGTAGAATTATCTAAACCTATAGAAGTTGCAGGTGCAATAGTTTCATTCCATACACCACTACCTTGAAATGCTACATAGTAATCAGATAAAGTATCACCTTCATCACCAGTTACTTTTAATATAACTCCAAGTTTGCCGTAGTATGGTAATTTAGCAAAGTCTTGTATCTTATCTCTAATAACATACATAGCTGTATTACCTGAGCCATCTGCTGTTGTAACTGTATAGTTAGCATTTTGGTCAGTAGGTTTTCCGTAAATAACTGAGTCATAACTTTCAAATGTAAAATAATTAGTTATGCCTGAGTAATTTGCTAAACCTTGTGAACTAGATAAAGTTGCTCCTGTATCTGTTCTTACAGTTTTAAATCCAATACCATCAGCCGCACTGTCCCAGTGTGTACTAGCTGTACCATTTAATAATATATCTTTAATTTTGTTTGTATCTCTAAATTTACTATCAGTAGACGCATCATTACCAGTAGGTAATTGAAACTGTACTTCTGCTTCATAAGACATACTAGGGTGTCTTACTGCTACTTTATATTCTCTACCATAATTAGTTAATTTAATATTAATTAAAAATTCTTCTACTTTAGCCGCAGACGTTGTACTGTCAGCCGCTACTGTTTTTTCTGTATTAGCTATAAATGTATAATCAGCAATATTAACTAATTTAAAATTTTGTCTAGGATTAGTAGATGTTAAATAACTTGAACCACTTGCAACTGTAACAGTTTTTTCATTACCTGCTAAATCAAATACTTTAACACCACCATTATAAAAAGTTACAATGTATTGGTTAGCCGCATCTCTTTGTATAGACCAAAACTTAGTAGTGTTGGGATATAAGTTTGTAGAGTCTAGTGTTGCTATATAATCTAACGGTGGTCTTTTAGACAAACCTTCTACAATGTTATTTTGAAAATTAACTTGGTCTTCACCTTGGTTAATTCCTCTTTGTGTAGGTGTTTGCTGAGACATACCATTTAGAAAATTAGGTATAGACTGAGAAACAACACCACCCATTAGTATGTCCTTCTAGTTGTTCTATTAATTATTGAGAACGTATTAGAGTCACCATTTAAAATGTTTAAATCAGCTTCTTGTGAGTCTGCTTGATGAAATGCCATTAATGCTTCATTTTCATCTTGACCAATTAATTGTGTAATTTGATTGTCACCTATAAATCTTGAAGCAAAACGTCTAGCCGCTTTCATTGTAATATATCGTCTTGCGTATTCTGGGAGATGTTCAAATTGTTGGACTAAGACTAAGTCAACTGAACTAGGTGCACTTGTAAATACATCAGTATGTTTTTCCATATCATATAGAAAACCATCTCTAATTGTATAATTAAAATTTCTGTATGCTTGATTAGCGTCTGCTTTTACACAGTTTGATGGTAATGGGACTTTGTTATCACTATCTAAAGACAATGATTTGTAATTCGTATGTGTGTTAAAATTCCAACCTAGAGATTGTATAGACATAGATGTTTCGTCAAGAATATTTTTAGCGACAGATACATCTACAGTTGTCGTTCCTGTTATAGAGTTTACTGGAGCTTCTCCAATCGTACTCAACATTGTATTAACTGCTTGTAACTCAGTAGTTGGTGTAATTTGTGTTGTCATATTTCCTTGTGTTAAATGTAGAAAAGGGGGATTTGACTCCCCCTAATCTAATTAAATAGTAAAGAAACTATTACGCTTCTTTAATACCTACAGCCGCTTCTGGTCTTAATACACCATGTCCCATAGCATATTTAGCAACCATTAACGTACCTTGTCTTCTTATATCATACTCTTTCTCTACAGCTAAGTCCATTAACTTAACAGTACCCACCGCACTTGGGTGAGAAACTAGAGCAACGTAGTTAGTTAAGTCTACAGCTTGAGGATTTGAACCACCTGCTGTAGCTGAACCTTGGTCTACGCCTGAGTTTACATTTGAAGATACAAAGTGTGCTACAGGTACTAATTCTATACCTGCAACTTTTGTTACGTTACCTTCAGCGATTGAACCTCTACCAGAGAAATCAACATTTACTGCGTTTGTAGCATTTGCTAATTTGTAGTATTCTTCCAATCTCATAAAGCATTTTCTGCCTTCTGATGGAACGTAGTTTGCATCTAATTGTTTAGCCGCCGCAAACAATGAATCAATCATAGCGTTAGCCGCAGTAGCGTCTGTTGCAGATGCAATACCAACATTAGTGATAGTTGAACCTGCTCCATATCCACTGTCAGATACGTTAGCTGATGCCAATGATGCTTGACCAATAGTTTGTAAGATGTGTTTATCTTTAGTAAAAGCTAATGCTCTTCCTATCTCTTGCGAGTAAGATGACCTTACGTCCCAATGGTTTTTGGCTTCCTCAATATTTGATAAAAATACTGAAGATATTAAAAGGTCATTAATTGTAATAACCTTTTCGTTGTGATTTATGTCTGAGCCAGTAATTTCTGCTCCTGCTGTGTGGTATGAAGCACCAACTCTACCCATTACTGGGAAAGTAGCTGATTTGCCTGAAGCAATACTTCTTACCATGTCCGCACCCTGAGTTTTTGAAGCTCTATCAAAAGAAGTTAAAACTTCTCCTGCGAATACTTTTAGAAACAGAGCGTCTTCCGAACCACCTGCATTTACTTTACCGACTGAGACTGGACTTGCGTTTGCCATATTTGTCTCCTTCTTTGTGATTTATGACGTTAGTTTATAAAAGCCTCTTCAATTCAGTTATTTAGTCAAGATTGTCTACCGCAGTAGGTCAAGTTATTTGTCTAAATTGGATTGGCAGTTGCCACACATTAGTGTTGCACAACTATATTAATTGCAATTCCACTTTCTTAAAGCTAATGCTTTTCTAGTAGGTTTGCCATTTTTTCTCATTGCTCCTTTTACTCCGCTCATACGAGCACAGAAGCTCTTTTTTCTTCCTGCGGCTTTAGAACCTGCTTTAGGTTTACCAGTTACAGGTCTTTTTAAGTTATGTCCTTTGCTATTGAAATGTGCTCTACCCTTAGCGTTTAAACCACCTGTAGGATTTTGGTATTTCTTAGCAACCATAACTACCTTTTCTTAGCTGTCTTTGCCGCTCTTTTAAATTGCTTAGAAGTAGGTGCACCTTTAGCTCCTACTTTTCTCATCTTCTCGCCTGAACCTTTGGCGATTCTTTTACGCTTAGCATGAATGTTAGCGTACAATCCACGTTTTGCCATAATTATTTATTTTTCTTAGCTTTCATTATTTTTGATTTTAAAGCGGCAGGTAATCTTTTCTGTCCACCTTTTAATTTATTACTTGGTCTTCCTTTTTTTGAACCGTATGTTCCTTTTCCCATTGGCATATTTATTTCTCCTTTTTAGTTTTATTAGTTTCTTCTACTATGGGTACTTTTTTTGATATT